CAAATAAAGTTTCGATCATTTTTGTTCCTACCCTAAGTGTATTCTGTAGTGTTCTATAATAGTAATCTATATTTGCAGTATTAATTTTATATACCCCAAAATCTATTGGCTGTTCTTTAAGCCCTGCAAAAACAGGTTCGGGGACTAGAGGTTGTGGAGGAGTTATCTCTGATTCTGGGAAAGTTATATCTGATTCAGCCATTGTTCATTAACCTTTCTGTTCGAGATAAAATATCTAGGAAATAGGATTTAAAGTCTCGGATACTATCTAAGGCAGAAGTACTTTTCTTCTCTGTTACTAATTGTGTAATAGCTTTATAAGTCAGTTCACCACTATTCCGTTGAGTCATAGTGTAGTCTCTGATAGCATTCATTTGAAACTCCCTAGGTAGTTGTCCAACATTTTCAAATATATATTTTTGTGTTTCTTTCTTTTCTTTTAAAGCAATCTGTTGAGATCGTTCGTGTTCTTTTGTAACCTTCTCTTTTACTAGAGGCTTAATATCTCTATTCTCAATAAGTAGTTGTCGGATATCATCGGTAGTATTATTAGGTAAATTACCTAAGGGGACAACAGCACCGTTTAAAGAAATGGAGAAGTTACCATTATGTACTTTAATATCATCCCCATGACCACCCCTTATTCCTTTAAGATAGTCTTCAGTATGAGCAGAACTAGTTTTATCTGGGTCTAAACCAACAAAATCCTTCTCTATTAAACCATGTAGATAAGTAAGAAATTGTACAATTCTAGATGTTTCCTCATACTGTCCGTCTAATCTACTCTTTTCTAAGTTTAGGTTTTCAAAGAAATCTAATTCTGTCCACGCATAGTTTGGTAGAGTGCTAGCAAGATCTTTCATCTTCCACTCTCGTTCTTGAGCGGTATCTAAACTAGCAATTTCTGCGGTTGTTTTGGTTAGTATTTTATTTCTGGCAGCTTGTGGTCCTTGAGGATCTATCTTCTCCAGCGTTTCATAATAGTAATCTTTATTATCTGGTTGTATATCCCAAGAATCTCCTATTTTCTTATCCCAAAGATCTTTAAAAGTTTTTGGATCTAGGTCTTTATTGGTTTCAAAGAAGTCTTCTGAGGCAGTAATAAAAGATTTAGCATGTTCTGTATTAGCAATCTCAAGATTATCTTGTTTCGGAGATACTCCTGCTATACTACCTAAGATATCCATTTGATGCTTTGCCATTTATAACTCCTTATCCGGGTTGGTATGGCATGGGTCCCACGCGTCCACCCATTTGCCATGCAAGATTTTGGGTTGCACCAGCACTTGCTTGTGTTGCGGCTGTTTGTGCTTGTGATTGGGCCGCTCCCATATAAGCTGAAGCTCCAGCCATTGCTCCAGAAACCAATCCAGTAGTCAGAGCAGTTGACATTATACTCGAATCCGATTGCTGAATCAGCTGGCCCGGCATAAATTTAATTTGATCATTATAACCGAAATCTCTTTTTGCTAAAAGAGCTTGTTGCTTTCTCTCTGCCGTAAGAAGTGCATTACCTCTGGCTACTCTTTGAGAAATCATACCTTTTTGACCCGATTCTATAGAACTTCTCATTAAAGCTCTTGTAGTTCCACTATTTAGTTTTATATTCCGGCTTGTAAAAACAGATCGAATTTGAGAGTGGGCTTTAGAGAAATCTCTTGAGAATTGTCCACTAGAATTCTTAAAATTATAATCGATCCAAAACTCTTCCTCAGCCCTAGCCTTATTGGCTGCCTTAGCTAGGTTTCTATTAGCCATCCATTTAGCAGCATTTGTTTTAGCAATTTGACGATTCTTAATCTGATTCTGCATCTTTCGATTGAACTCTTGTTCCTCGAATTGGAGTCGCTGTATAGCATTTTGTGCTACTTGTTGCTGTCCTTGCTGCATCGAACCGAATAAGGCAGAACCAGCTGCCATAGCTCCCATTGCAATTGCTACACCCATTCTAAGCTCCTTATACAGCTCCTGAGAGCTTCTCTATGTTTCCGAGTACTGGAGTACCCTGATAATTCAAAGCTCTCTCAGAGGATCCTACGGCCTCTGGTAGTCCACTTGTTATTCTTCTGTCTTTGGGGTTCCCCTAAGATAGCTCCTGAGACTTGGTTACTAAACAGTCTCATACGACGATCATCGTTTAACCACGTTTTAACTATAGCTTGCCTCTCTGACTCCTTATTACGTCGAATAAGAACATCAACGTCTGTTGACAGCATATCCTCCCAATGGGAAACGGTAGCAGCCAAGACATCCACACGGTCATCCTTCGGCAGGGCTCCTCGTTTATCGAAGATCCTAGTAATCTGCTTCTGATTCTCCTCTTGACACACAGCCCTACGATCCATCACAAGGCGATGAGAAGCCATGACAGGTTCTAGGGCATCGATGCATCTCCTCTCCTTCATGGCCTTGACTCGGTATTCCTCAACAGCCACATGGCCACAGATCTCCATAACCACAGGTAACAGGAGTTGGCAATACATAGCATCACCAAAGTTAGACTCAACCCGGATCTGCTTGACATTGTAATCGTGAGCAAGTCTTCCGATCTTCTTTAGGACACCCTTCTCATAACCACCGGGGTATCCTAGAAGTTCATGAATGAAGATATAACCATTAGCGAAGGATGCCACACAGACAGCAGTTTCATCCTCCCCTCTGCCACTGGGATCTACATACATCACCCTCTGGGCATAGTCAGTATAATTATCTGATATCCACATTGGTTCATATACTAAGTCACCCGACAAACCAAATGCAGGAATACCCTTCATTGGCTTTGAGTTAGCCCAGACAATCTTCTCCGGACATGTGTCTGGATGGACATCAATAACAATCAGATCAGATAACCTAAGAGGATACTTCTCGAAGTCAGCCAAGCTGGTATCGAGTTTATAATGCAGAGCAAATAACTTAGGTCCGATCTTAGCCATTCGTTCTAAAAGAACTTCACTTGGAAATCTTTCCGGTTGAGTAGCCTCTCCGGGTTCAAGGTGTAGACCTAAGATCCACTCATCAACGTCTTCTATTTCTGCAAAGGTATTCTTGTCCGGCATAACAGCCGGGAACTTAGTGACTTTATACCCCGACTTTAGGTGATTATATATAGAATCTTTAATCTGTGGTGTACCTAAAAAGATAACCCTGCCACCTACGTTACGAATTTGTTCAAACTCTGCTACCTTGTTAAGAAGTTTCTCTCGTGCATTAGCAGTCTCACAGTTACCCTCGATCTCTACATCATCTGCTATAACATAATCAGCATGAGAACCAGTTATCTGAGAACTGATACCTCGTGCAAAGCATGACTTGTCCTGTCCTATCTTAGTTCTTGCTTCGACATTAAATGCAAAGGCATTATCTGTAGTATGATCTCCCGGTTTCAGGTGTTCACAATAAGGGACTAGATCTAAGATCTTACGAGTCATGGAAATGAACTCGGTAGCCTTGTTACCCGTAGCTGATACAACCATGATGGTAGAATTAGAATCTAATAGAAGAAACCAAGAAGCTAGGCAAGCTGTGATTACACTTTTACCAAAACCTCTACCTGCTTGTAATTGCATATCATCTGCATAATTCTGTAACCGTTCTGCCATAGCATACTGTGTAGGAGTTGGCTCACCAAGTCCTAAGTACTTAAAGCATGCCCAAAGATGGTTCCGGAAATCTTCGAGCATCTCTTTTGGAATTTTAGTCATTTCTTACCCCTGTTACGGCCTCGGTTCTTACTAGGAGATTCCATGGTAGTACCACCACTCTTTCTATGGGAGACATCCTTGCCACCCTTGCCTACTATATCTTTGTCCCTACGCTTCTGTTGTAGCTTAGCTCGGTACTTCTTACGAGTAGGAGTAGAATGATAAGCAGTATCATACGTAGCTTTCTTAGCCTTAGACTTGGGATTCTTTCGGTAATTCTGAGCTGACTTCTTTACCTTCTTCATAGGCTTACGAGCCATCAGTACTTCTTCTTCTTTTTTCCAGTCTTCTTAGCATACTTTTTGGCTGCCGCCTTCCCCTTTTTAGTATAAGGGAACTTCTTCTTTCCTACTTTAGGCATTTTATTTCTCCTATGTTACAACTAGACTGGTAATTCTACCACCAAAGGCGGCAATACTTAAGGTCCCCGCGGCACTTGTTCTATTGGTAAAGACAATAGCTCCACTCGTTGCAGCCTTTGTACATTGCCAGCCTGCATCGTCATCTGTAATGGATATAGTTAAGCCATTATTGTGAACTACCCCATCACCTATGGAAGCAAGTGCTTGTTTATATGAGAACGCCATTAAGGCACTACTTCCGTCAACAGCATCTGATACTAATAACATTATTGATTTGGGTGATCCAACTAATCCATCGGAGAATGTCACTGTAGCTGTAGCATTATCCAACAAAACAATACTACCGGGATCTCCCGTGTACCCTACATTACTTTTATTATCCGTAGCAAATGTCTTAGGAGTTTCTCGTAATCCAAGAGGAGTCAGGACAGAAATATCTCCCCCAATGTCAGTGCTGTAAGTGTCTGTTCCATAGTCATATAAAGCCGAGCCTGTCTTCTCAGTAATCAAAGGAGTTTCATACTCAGCATTCATCACCGTCCGTACACCACCTACATCCTTAATCCAATCAACATCTCCGCTTGAGATAATAGTTAAATCCTTAACACGCGGTCCTATCAAAATCTTATTGTGCTTGTCCTGTGACCCAACTCCATGAATTCTTATAGTCCCATTTGATACAACTGGATCTGTATCTGCTGTACCGCCGAAATCACTAAGAGCTGTGGTGGGGTCTGCTATAACTACTCGACCGTTAGCACTAGTTAAATCTACAGACATACCAGAGCTTACAAATCCGTTGTAAGCATTAGGATTATTCGCGTTGTAGCTGGATGTTATAACTACAGAATCCATTCCTCCAGTACCATTCCATCTGGGATGTACTTGTACACTGACACCTCTTACATTGAGGTGGCAGCAGCTATCAAGAAATAAACCCGTCTTACCTGTAAAAAAAGCATTGCAATTTTCAATCCATAGGCCTCTTAGTCCACTAGACTGTTCGCTTCCGTCTGCGTGCATGCAATAATCCCAATAACCATACCACCATGTACTAGGGTCCGTACTGCTTTCGTCGCCAGTTATGGGAGTCACACCATCCGCCTCATACCTCCGTCCGGATGTTACCACAACTCCGCTGAATCTATGGTCTGCAACTTGACCCCCAGTAGCACCATCGCCGTATAAAGCAATAGCAGCTCCAGCATTTTGTTCTAGTGTATGATGTTGTATACTGATATCAAACATATCACTGCCACCACTTCCGGGGGCAAACCTAATGAAACCCTCAGTAGCTCCGCCCGTATTACTGAAAGCCTTAGTAAAAGTTGTACCAGTAGGAGATCCTTGTAGGGCTAATCTTGTAGTAATAGCGTTTGGCTTGCTTTTGAATTTATAATGACCCGCAGGGAAGTAAACTGTAGGGCGAGTTCCTACTCCATCTTTATCGGGTACTTGGTAATCAGCTACCGCCGCCAACATAGCATTCCACGAAGGAGTAAAATCCACATCTTCGTCAACATCGGTGAAACCAAAGTCTCTGATATCTACCCATCCAGAACCCAAACCAAATCTGTCTTCTAGAGTTCTCTCGGTTGTACTTCCAGTAGATATTATCCCTGCCTTATCTAGTCTTGTTACCATTATACTTGTCTCCTAAAAGGTATAGAATCAGTCATCTTCTCAAGGTGATCCAAAGCCTCGCTTGGTAGACCATCTAAAGCTTCTCTATTATCATTAACATATCCTCTAATAATCTGATAGAGACCCGGAGTACATTTAGAAGGATCATCAAGGTCTAATAAAAGAGTATCTGCTAGTCGTTCGTTTAATATATTTACTTTATTATTCATTATTTTATAACCTTACGATTTCGTAGATCGTAGAGGAGAGTTGCAAGTACGTCGGCTAGGTTCCCTACAACGTCTCCTAGATCATCCAAATTAGCCGCATCCGGACCAGCATCACAATCAACAATATCTCGACTCGTAGTGCCGTTTATAGGCACTTCATATACTTCAGTAGCTCCCCCAGTTGTTAACGTCCAAGTAAGTGTCCCATTATCCTCAATATGTCCAGAGTACGTCGTTCCTGTCCCTGTCACGGCACCTATGTATCCATGGGCTAGAGGCCATCTCTTCAAAGGTTGTGCGGCATTACCATAGTTTTCAACTAACCACCATGTTTCAAGATTAGGACCAATAACGTTCTCTCCAAGTGGAGATTGCACATGGGTGTAGGGTACCCAATAGCTTTGTCCTGCGGGTCTATCCTCTAGTTTCTCACTAAGGCCTAATACCATAGCTTTGAGTCCGTCTTCTCTTGCAATTAGTATCGGATCTCCAGCATCAAATCTTGCGTAAAGATTTCCATGAGATACACCAGTATCAGAATATAAACGCATTGTTCCCGTAGAAGCAGCAGCAGGAGCTGCGGACTTACTTATCTCAAGCTTTCCATACAGAGCTAGGTCTCCATCAGCAGGTAAGTAAACCTCTCCATCACTACTATTTACCTCACCTACCGTTAATCCCTGACCCCGTAACCTAAGACCACCATAAATGTGGCTGTGACTCGCTTCGCCGGGGTCGGGATCTGCTCCTTGAGCGCCATTAGTAAGTAAAGTATATTTCTCAGTGGTTATATCTATTGTTCTAGCATTAGTTTGAGTACCTACTATCATTGGGTGGAAAGCGTTTGCTCCAAGATGTATTTGTCCTATGTTTCCAAAGAAGTGTGCTGATCTAACAATAGCACGATTACCTGCCGTAAGTGTTCCTATCTCAATTCCATAGTTACTTTGAAAATCACAGTTCATAATGACTGGTCGATCTGTTTCAACACCAGCAGTACCATCAGCAGCAGGAAGCCCACCCTCAAGTTTCAATCCACAACATATCGTAGTATTACCAACTCCATCATCAGTTCTTCCAACATTTGATTCACATCCTTGTATAAACAAATGATTAACCGCAACAGCTTT